ACGGTCTGCGTGAAAGCGAACCGTTCATCACTGCCGCGCAGAACAAGAAGAACACGCAAGTCGTGATCGACGATTGGATGCTCGGCCCTGAAAAGCCCAGCAACGAGCGCGGTGCAAACCCTGAATACTGGCGTGCGCTTGGCAAAGCCATGCAGTGCGATGAGACTGAAGCCCGTCGCCGCCGTTGTGGGAACTGCGAGTATTTTATTAACTCAACGCTCATGCAGGCAAAAATGGACAAGATCCCGTGGAACCAATGGGATGTAGGAGCGGGATTCCGTGGTTACTGTGAAAAATTTGACTTCATTTGTCATGACATGAGATCATGTCAAGCATGGGAAGAACGGGAATTTGAATCCGAGGATTGATTGTGATATGGTGCAGGCACCGAGCGTCATTGAGCAGCCGGTGGCTCACCTTCAAGGGTTTTGAATGACGCAGGATGGCTCCCCCAAATACTGGCTTCGGCGGAACTTTACCGAGACACTCAGTCTTTCGGATGAAGCCTCCGACTGGCTGATTGCGCTTTGGGAAGTCATTCAGCTATTCGATGATATTGCAGACGGCACTTCGATAGATCGAGATGATCTTGACGGCGCAATCTGGAACGCATTGGTCGGCCTTCCTGCAAATGGGTTCTATCAAAGAAACGCGCACATGCTGATCCCGTTAATGGGCGTTGCTGTTTTGAAATGGAAAGCCTCCGACGTTGTTGAGCGTGAAGGCGAGGCTTGTGCCACCAGTTTCGTTTGGCGTGCTGGCTATTATGATATGGTTCTAGCCGCTGTGCAGATCGAGCATGGCGTGCAGGCCGCGATGGATATTGGTTGCGTTGTTCTGAAGCTATATGGCGAAAGCCTCGAAGATTATATGAAGGAAATGTCTGATGCCTGATCCAGTTACCGGTATAGGTGCGGCTGTTAGCGTTGGCGGATCTGTCTTAAAGGGTAGGGCTGCAAAGAAGGCAGGTCAGCAGCAGGTGCAGTCTGAAAGAGAAGCTATTGCAGAGCAGCGTGCGGCACGCGAAGAAACGCGCCGATTGCTTGAGCCTTATGTTGCTGCCGGTACACCTGCACTGCAACAGCAGATGGCTGCGCTCGGACTATCAGGCACTGAAGCACAGGCTGCTTATGTCGCACAGCAAGAGCAAAGCCCGATCTTCCAGGCTCTGGCCCGTCAGGGTGAAGAAGCAATGGCGCAGAGTGCGTCTGCGACTGGTGGATTACGTGGTGGAAACTTTCAAGGTGCGCTTGCCCAGTTCCGACCAAACCTTCTCAATCAATTCCTTTCGCAGCAATATGAGCGTCTTGGTGGCTTGGCTAGAGTCGGTCAGACTTCTGCTGCTGGCGTTGGCGCTGCTGGAATGGAAACTGCACAGAACATAAGCGGGAACCTTCAGAACATTGGCGCACAAAGGGCTGGCGCTTCGCTTGCTCAAGGCCAGATGTATGGCGATATTCTTGGGACATTTGGCGGCGTTGCTAAGGGGCTTTTCTAATGGTTCAGCCGGTTAACTATGCACAGCTTGCCGGTGGCTTTCAGGCCCCGCAGGAGGCATTCCTAAACACGATCAAGTTGCGCGAAGCTTATTTACAGCAGCAGAAGGCGGCAGAAGATGCTCGTCTAGCCAAGGAAAAAGCTATCCAGATGGAGGCTGCACTTAAGGACTTCACGACTGCGCCAACACCGCAGAAGCTTGCCGACTTGCATCTCAACTATCCCGCACTGAAGGAAAGTCTGAACGCCTATACGCAAACTCTTTCGGATGCAGATAAGAAAACCACCACTGAGTTTGCCACACAGGCATTTGGCCTAAATCGTTCCGGCAAGCCAGAAGCTGTTTTAAGCCTTTTTGATCGTTATATTTCTGGCGCTGAAGCTAGTGGTCGAACAGACATAGTGCGCGTAATGAAGGACGCCAAAGAGACGTTTTCAGCGATAGACAATCAAGATGCCCGTGAAGCATTAATCGGTTCGGTTCTTGCTGGAACAGGCAAGGACGGGTTAGATCTTTATAAAAATATTTGGGCTTCAAACCTCGATCTGGACACGTCGGTAATCAAAAACATCGTGGCGCTGGGATACAAGCCTGGCACGCCTGAATTTCAGGCCGAATTGCGTAAGCAGATGGACAAGATCACAATCACACGTCCAGACGGAACTTTCATTCAGGGAACACCTGATGAAATCCGTGATGTGCTTGGTCAAAGTGGTGGTAGGGTATTGCCTCGCGTTACCTCTCAGGCTGAGGCTAGTAGACTTGCTCCTGGCACTGAGTTTATTGGGCCAGATGGCAGAGTGTATCGTGTGCCAGCCAAGGGAGGTCAGACGGCAACCCCGTCTGGCACCTTTCAAGGGCAGTAACATTAACCCGATAGCCGATCTTGGCAGGCTAGGCTTTGCACCGACCAGCGGATTCAGAACGCAGCGCCATCAAGCCGCATTGGTCGCTCAAGGGCTGACCAAGACTAAAGGCGGATCGCATCCAATGGGCGATGCTTTGGACTTCATGCCGCCGAAGGGAATGTCTACGCAAGAGGCTATTGCCACTGTTCGCAGGATGTATCCTGGCGTTAAGGCTATCCCTAGCAATAAGGGCGCAATTCATGTAACCTTCCCCGGATGGGGTAAGGCTCCTGACGTAAGCGGTTCTGTCCGCAGATATGGGGATTAAGATGGCCCAGAATACAGACTGGCTAAACGAATTTGAACGTGTTGATGCTCCCATAAACAATGCGGGGCCATTAGTTGTTCCTGGCGCTCCTCCAAAGCCGGAAAAGCCTGAAAAGCCCGAAGAAACTTTCCGTTTTGCGACTGAAGCTGAAAAAATTGCTGAAGGTCTTGATCCTAATCGTGTATATCAAATCAGCGCAACCAGCGGGAAATTCATTGACGTTGCCGGTCAGCCAACTGCCAAGCCTGTAATTGAGCAAGATACTAACCGCATACCTCAGATTAGCACTGGCCTGTCTGCGGTTAAGGATTTGCAATCTCTTTCTAACAGGTTTTTGTCTGTTGGGCGTCAGGCTGGAAATATTGCTGAAACCCCGCTTTTGGGTTCACTGCTTGGGCAGAATAGGGCTGACCTTGAGGGGTCTCTTGAGATCCTAAAGGGTATCATTATTCAGGATCAGCTTGCTCGCCTCGCCAAAATCAATCCGGCAGGTATATCTAGCCTTGCAAATACGCCCAGCGAGCAGGAGAGGTTTGTTTCGTCTATTGCAAACCTCGATCCCAATCAAAGCCCAGAGCAATTCGCTATTGGTCTGAAACGCGCCGAAGATTATCTGAACCGACAGTTGAAAGAGGCTGGCGGAGAAATGCCAGCGCCTCAAGCGGGTGACAAAGCGTCTCAGCTTCAAGAAGCTTTTAATAGGGGCGCTACCCTTGAAGAGTTGAACGCGATTGCTGGAACGCTTGGTATCACACCAAATCAGGCGGATCTTGTGGAAGCAATTAGATTCCGCGATGCTGGAGGTGTTGGTGCGCGCATTCTGCCGCCTGAAGCTGGTGCAGCACCCGAAGAGACTGGTTTCTTCGAAGGTATTATCGAAACAGTCACTGGCTCAGAGCGCAGTACACCAGAGATCGAAGCTTTGCCGGAATGGACAACCATGCCGGAATTGAACGAGCTTTCCGTTGCAGGCGCACGCACCGGCATCGGCACAATGTTCACCAGCCCCGAAGAGTCGGTCAAGATCATTCAAGCCAACTATCCTGGCGTTCAAGTGCGTCAAGACACTAAGGGCAACTATATTCTGCGCTCACAAGATGGGCGTGAATATGGCATCAGGCCAGGTTTCCGCTGGAGCGATGTTCCCCGCGCAATAGGCGGCATCCTTGCGTTCACACCCGCTGGCCGTGCAACCACTGTTGCGGGTGCTGCTGGCGGTGCTGCTTTGACGCAGACTGGCATCGAAGCAATACAGACTGGTGCTGGTGGAACGTTCGACACTGGTGAGATTGCAATTGCTGGCGGCGGTGGTGCTGCTGGTAAGGTTATCGAGCAGGCATTGCCTGTCGTTGTATCTGCCGTTCGTGGTATGCGTGGCGGCCCTGCTGCTGCTTTGCCTGAAACTATTCCTGCTGGTGCAGCGCCTGAAGCGCCTTCTGCAATGCCTTCGCCTGCTGCAATGGCCACTGAAGCCCCTGTCGCTCCAGTTGCGGCCCCTGCTGCTACACCTGAAGCCGCTGCTGAACTTGGCACAATCATTCGCCAAGCATCTGGCGCAGATGCAAAGGCTAAAGGCGCTCAGATCAAGCTTTCCGAAATGGCGCAGATCAATCCTGAAGCAAGGGCTGCTGCTGAACGCCTTGGTATTGATGTTCCCGCTGACGTGTTTTCGGACAATCCGCAGGTTCGCGCAGCCGTTGGCTTAACCCGTTCTCTTGCTGGAAGTGAAGCTGAAGCCGCTTGGCGGAATTCAGTATCGGCAGCGGTTGATCAGGCTGACAACATTCTGCGCGAATTTGACGCTCAGTTTATTGAGGGCGCAATTGCTCCTGGTGTTGTATCGCAGCGGGTTAAGGATAGCCTCACTGGAACCCGCGCCTCGCTCAACAAAGAAGCAAGCGACATTTACAAGCAGGTTGATGCCGCCGTTCCAAAACAGACGCCTGTCCAAATGGATAATCTGTTCAGGGAACTGAACTTGATTGCTGGCGAAGTTGGCGAAAGCGGAATGACCGCGCAGGAAAAGCGCCTGATGGGCCTTATCCAAAGTGGAGAGGCTGCTGGCGGAGACATTACATATGGCCGACTGATCCGCGAAAAGAATCTAATCGGCAAAGCGTTGAAGCGTGAAGAGTCGCCTTATGGTTCTCTGGATGAAGCAACGCTCAAGCGTTTGTATGGCGCACTTGCAACCGATCAATTGGACAATGTTGGTCGCGTTGCTGGCGAAGAAGTCCGCAGCCAATTGCGCGGCGCTAATCTGATTTATGCCAAAGAGCGCGCCCTAGGTGATCGCATCGTCAACGCTTTTGGTCGGGATCTTGAAGGCGGCATCGCAAACAAAATGCGCGCTGCAATCACTAGCGGCGCAAAGGGTGATGCAGGCGATTTTGTGCGCTTGATGAAAACCGTCCCAGAAGATTTGCGTCGTGAAGTTGTGGCTACGGCTCTCGGCTCAGTGTCTCGATCTGCACGCGGCGCTGAAAAGGGCGGATTCGGCTTTTCGGAATTTGCCGATCTTTATCCCAAGCTTCGCGCCAATCCGACTGTTTACAAGCAGATCGTGGACACCCTTGGACCAAAGGCATCTGATACGCTCCGTGATTTGTATCAGGTGTCAAAGCGCATAACCGAGGCTCGCGCCAACGTTCTAACCACTGGCAAGGCAAACCAGGCGCTGGTTGAGTCGTTGAACGCTGAAGGCATTGTTTCACGTATCATGGATAGCACTATGGCTAAACGTGCCGTTGGTGCTGCTGCTGGCTTTGCTGGTCCTGTCGCTGGCGCTGTCATGCCTGATATTATGCAGGCAATGGCGAAAGGCAATCCTGACGCAATTCGTGCCGCTGGCAAGATGTTCAGCAGCCCTGAATTCCAAGTCTTGTTAACAGAGGCTGCAACGCAACCTAAAATTGCAGATCGAGCAATCAATCGCGTTGCAACATCGGCACGCTTTCGTGACTTCGCCAAAACAATTGGTTTGGATATGAAGGACGCTAAGACATGGCTGCGATCAGCAACAGCTCCCGCAGCGGTTGCACAAGGTGAACAAGCGCCTGTGACAGAAACCAGCGGCGCACCTGTTGTGAGAATTCAGCAATGACCTTTCCAAACAACGCAACTTCAGATATACAAAGAGCGCAGGAGATCGTTTAATGTCGCTCACGCAAGTAACTGGCCCGTATCCGATCTTCACAGACCTTGACGGGTCTCCGTTGGATGA